CCACAGAGTTCATTCAGACCGCATTAGCCAACTTTGGTGGCATGACGGTTTCCGATACCGCACCATCTGTTGATGTTGGTGCAGGAGACTTCTGGTACGACAGCACTGGTCTTAATCTTTACATTTACTACAGTGGTGCATGGGTTCAAGTAACTAGCGAAGACCCGATTTTCTTTGATTTGTCTGAATTGCTAGATGTATCAATAGATGGCGATCTGCTCACTAACCAGATTTTGAGATTTGATGGTGTTAGTGGATACTGGGTTAACTCTGCTCCACGACAAACTGTCTCCGATAGTTCCGCTACCACCTATTCGGTGTTGAATGCTGATAGCGGTAAATTGCTCAAATTCAACAGTTCCTCTGCGACAAGCGTGGATCTTGGTTCATGGAGTGCCAATATCGGAGAAAAGGTTGACATTGTTCAATATGGTACTGGACAGGTTTCTGTCACTGTGTCTGGCGCGGCTTCCATGGTCTCGCCGGGTAACTCTGTGACGACCAGAGCACGATATTCACTCATAACAGTCACCTGTGTAGCATCAAACACATTTTTGCTATCTGGAGACCTAACATAATTTATTTAGTGTTTTCATTAATTAGGGCTTCCTTTTTGATGTAGGATAATACTGTATTATTGCTGTATGGCTGTTACCTTTCCATCTAGTCCTGCGAACGGCGACCAGTTCACGGCAGGTAATAAAGTATTTCAGCGCTTTGGAACCAGATGGCGACGGGTGGCGGGGATATCAGTATGGGAATCAGGAACAGCATCTAACTCAACGATCAGTACAGATCCGTTGGACGAAATTGACGGAGGAAACGCGTAATGGCGTACAAAAAGATCATACTGCGACGAGACACAGCAACAAACTGGACATCTGCCAACCCTACGCTTTCTGGTGGCGAAGTAGGTATTGAAACTGACACGCTAAAGATGAAACTCGGAAACGGGTCTACTGCTTGGAACTCCCTTGGTTATTATGCGCCTCCATCGCTTGATGAAGTTGGCGATGTAACTATTACGAGTGCTTCTAGCGGTCAATTCCTGAAATGGAATGGATCTGCGTGGGTTAACGACACCATTGATCTTGGCACAGACACCGCTGGCGGATATGTTGCTTCGCTTGTTGCGGGGACAGGCGTATCTCTTTCAAACAACTCTGGCGAGACCGCAACACCAACAATTGCTATCGGTCAGGCAGTTGCCACGGATAGCAATGTTACCTTTAATGATCTTACGGTTTCAGGAAACCTTACAGTTTCTGGAACAACCACCACTTTAAACACAGAAACATTGACTGTAAATGACAACATCATTGTTTTGAACAACAATGCTTCTGGCGCACCTTCCGAGAATGCTGGTATTGAAGTTGAGCGCGGATCGTCAACAAATGTTCAACTCCGTTGGAATGAAACCACCGATGTTTGGGAATTGACTGTTAACGGATCAACTTATTCCCCTATCGTTACCGAACTAGAACTTGAAAACCGCCTTGCCGAAGAGCATTGGCATAAGAGTGTTGTTCTCGCAACGCATGCTGTGCTTCCACAGACACCTACATACTCTGCTGGAACAACTGACGCAGACGGCGGAACAGGTATTGGTGCAACTCTTACCGCGACTTCAAACGGTCGTCTAGTAATTGATGGAGAAAATGCCTCCACAGGACAGCGTGTCCTGATCAAGAATCAAGTAGATCAAAAACAAAACGGTGTTTATGTTGTTACTGCTCAAGGTTCAGTAAGTGCAACTTGGGTTTTGACTCGCGCAACAGACATGGACGGATCTGTCGCCCAACAGATCACTAAAGATGAGGGTGTTGAAGTTGGTTCACTAAGTAACTCTTCAGCAGTAAACCGCTATCAAAGTTTTGCTATTTCGTCAACTGGTTCAGGAACCAATGGCGCTCATATCATTGGGACAGACAACATCACATTCCAGCAATTTACGGGTCTTGGATTCCAAATCATCGCTGGTAATGGTCTTGCCGCTAGCAACTCTGACCTGAGCATTGGTACTGCATCATCTACGCGCATCGTCATTAACGCTGACAGTATTGACCTTGCAGAATTGGCACGAACAAACTCTAGTGGTTCTGCAACAAGCACTTTCATGACCTCTGTAACCACGGATGCTTATGGTCGTGTCACGGCATCAACTACGGCTGAAGCATCTATTGCACTTGGAACACAAACTACAGGTGACTATGTCGCTTCTATTACTGGCGGTACTGGTGTTACTTCATCTGCGGCAACCAGCGGTGAAAGCACAGCCCACACTTTATCAATCGGTCAATCAGTAGGAACTGGCGACAATGTTTCTTTCGCAAACCTGTATCTAACAGGTGGAATCACAATGGAGGGGAACACCTCGGACGAGTTTGAATTGGTTCTCAACGCTGGTAATCCAACTGCTGACCGAACAGTAACTTTTCCTGATGCAACGGGAACTGTTGCTTTGACATCAGATTTCACTCCGTACGCAACTCTTTCTTCACCAACTTTCACGGGAACTGTAACGCTTCCCGCAAACACAATTTCGCAGTCAATGATGGCTGATGATTCTGTTGGCACAAACGAAATTGGTGGTTCAGCAGTCACTGAAGCAAAAATTGCGGATAGCGCAGTAAGTACTGGAAAAATTGCAGATGGTGCAGTAACTGCATCTAAGGTTGCTAATGACGCGGTGGCTCTTGGCACCAAAACAACTGGAGATTACGTTGCGTCACTCGTTGCTGGTACTGGTGTAACCCTTACCAACAACTCTGGAGAAACCGCAACTCCGACCATTGCAATCGGTCAGGCTGTCGGAACTGGTAGCAATGTCACATTCAACGACCTAACGGTGAGTGGCAATCTAACTGTTTCTGGAACAACCACATCAATCAATACGGCAACATTAAATGTCTCCGACAACATTGTTATTTTGAATAATGATGTGACAGGTACTCCGACTGAGAATGCTGGTATTGAAGTAGAGCGTGGAACCTCGGCAAATGTTCTTGTCCGCTGGAACGAAACTACTGATAAGTGGGAAGCCACAAACGACGGCACGACATACGGGAATATAGTAACCACGGCAGATTCTGGAACCGTTTCACTCGGGATGATTGCAGATGTTTCAACAAGCGCACAGACCGCCTCATACACCCTTGTATTGGCTGACAAAAACAAGGTTGTTGAAATGAGTGTCGCTACAGCGAACACGCTCACCGTACCGCCAAACTCATCTGTCGCCTTCCCTATTGGAAGTCAAATAAACGTTTTGCAAACAAACACTGGTCAATGCACCGTCACTGCTGGTGCGGGTGTGACGGTAAACGGAACACCGGGTCTTAAACTCCGCGCACAGTGGTCGTATGTTACACTCATCAAACGGGCAGAAAATACATGGGTAGTCGTTGGAGACTTGAGCGCATAATATGGCAACAAAAGGAAAAGATTCTGGCGGTAAACAACCAGCAGCACCGACAGTTGGTACGCCAACCGTAAATGCTGTTGTCAACAATACGGCAGGTAATACCGCGCAAACCGTTACTGTTCCGTTCACTGCTCCTGCCTACCTTGGAAAAACTGGTACTATTTCTTCCTACACGGTAACATCAAGCGGTGGTCATGTTGCAACGGGTGCATCTTCACCTTTGACTGTCACTGGTTTAACATCAAATACTGCTTATACGTTTACTGTGACTGCTACGAGCAGTAGCGGTCCTGTTAGTCCTGCTTCAGCAGCGAGCGCAGCAGTAACGCCACCTTATTTCCCACCTTATTTCCCACCTTATTTCCCACCTTATTTCCCGCCGTTCTTTCCGCCGTTTTTTCCGCCATACTTCCCTCCATACTTCCCTCCGTTCTTCCCACCGTTCTTCCCACCATTTTTCCCACCATTCTTCCCACCATTCTTCCCGCCATTTTTCCCACCATTTTTCCCTCCGTTCTTCCCACCAGCATTCAAATAAGTATCACACCCTAGAGTGCTAGGATTTTTGTGTGGAACAAACACAACACAACTTTGATGATGGTCCTTGGGCTGTAAAACCCGGCGCTTTTGGGCGAGGCAAAGAAAACATTCATGTCATAGAAAACTTCATTGATTCTGACGATGTCAAAAAAATCATTGGTTTTGCGCGAAACATCAAAGAGTGGCATAACGATCAACTAGAAAACACCTACAACGAAGAGGGTGTCTGCACCTATGATGCGTCCTATTGGAATGACCGTCAATGCACGGCGACGATACTAAAGCGCCTTGATTCGGGTATCTACGATCTAATTGATCACTACATAGCCAAAATGGCTAAAACCATGGAAGATATTTTTCATGTAAAATTAAGTTCCCGTCCGCCATGCCTGATCCGTTGGTTTGGAGGGATAGAGCAACAACCCCACGCCGATAAACAATTAAACGATGGATCCCCAAATCCGTTCCCAACATATGACATAAATTCGCTTTTTTATTACAACGACGACTTTGAAGGTGGGGAACTTTACTACCCACAGCACGACATCATCGTAAAACCCAAACCGGGTTTAGCAGTACTTCACCCCGGAGACTTCTATTACATGCACGGGGTTAAACCAGTGATTAGTGGAGAAAGATATACGACTCCTGCTTTCTATACCGTTGTGGATGAGTGACATGTTTAAAACTATGCCGACTCCGTCCAACCCGCCGAAAAGCGTATACCCGAGTATTTCTATTTATCAAGATTTTCTAGATGGCGATTCATGGTCAACATTGGATTGGTATGTAAGAAATACGGATCCACTTACTTGGGGATTCACTGAATCAATGGATAAAAGACCTCCTACAGCGACAAGATTTCATACAGTAAAGCACAGCAAAGATGAATCTATTGAATATTTGCGTTCAGAAGTTTTTGATGATGAAACTTTTGAAAAAATAAAAAGTGGGCAGATGGCGGAACCTTTCCCCGAGGGCTTGGAAAACTATGAAGACTGGAATCTGGTCTTACATCAACCTATTGAACAAAAGATCTTAGACATAATCACAAAACTTGATTCTCAAATAAATGAACAAATTTTTTCTTTGTTTGGGCAAAAAGCACAAAATACTTTTCCGCCAGTATTCACAAAAATTGAAAACAGTCGCTCAATGAGAATGCACACAGATGGCTATGATTTTAATGAGAGTTCACCAACTGCGCATCGTCCATGCCATTTTGCTTCAATCTATTACCTAAATGATGACTATGAGGGTGGAGAGCATTGCACTCCGTATATTGGGCTAAGTTTTAAGCCAAAACCAAATTCCCTAATCCTAAATTGCACGCCATGGGATGAGGATATGGCTCATCGCGTCAATAGCGTCACAAAAGGTGTGCGCTATGTTCGCCAACATTTTTGGCTTTTGGACGAAAGTTAATTCAATGCCAAACACTAATTTTCATGTTTTTAAAGATTTCTTAAACGCCGACGATCATAAGTTGCTACTTGAATATGTTAAAAGCGGCGTAGATTTTCAGCCCTCAACGGACGAACTTTCTGCTGTGCGGTTCAAACATGTTGCACACAGCGGTGACGCATCTGTTTCTTATCTCAGACCATACGTTCCATCTCAAACAGATAACACCGATCTTGATTACCCACCCACGGTCATGGACTGGTCATATTTTCGCAATAAACCGATTGATGAACAAATAAAAAAAGTTATTCTTAAAATTGAGATTTTGTCAATGAAGGCTATTATGTCAACATTTGATATTCATCCTAGGGGAATATACAATAACTTTTT